ACCCATCGCGATCTTGCTGACTTGTATACTTACGATCAAGAAGTTCAAGTGAACGTGGGCCGCGACGGTGGCATCAAGGTTGAGAGTGGCGACTACCTCGGTAAGGGGTGGATCGAGTGGACGGATGGCATCCAGACTTGGAAGCCATTCCGCATCCCGATTAACGCCAACTCCGAGCCGGAGTTCAAGGATTCTGCTTTGACGTGGTCGTTTGACGAACACGTTGAAGGGATCGGCATGACTGGCTGGGACTGGACTCACCGCTGCTCCCGCTGGGTCGCTTTCGACTTTGACGCGATGGTCGGGCACTCCGACAAGCACGCCAAGAAGTTGAGCGATGAAGAACTCAAAGCAGTGGAGACGACACTCCGTGAGATCCCGTTCATTACCATTCGGCGTAGTACGGGTGGTAAGGGGCTACACATTTACGTGTTCCTCGAACCCGTGCCTACCTCTAACCACACCGAACATGCGGCTCTTGCAAGAGCGATTCTCAGTATGCTCTCCGGGCTTACTGGAACGGATTTCTCTAGTAAAGTTGACGTATGCGGCGGGAATATGTGGGTATGGCATCGGAAGATGCTGGGTACCAACGGACTTACTCTCGTCAAGCAAGGCACAAAGCTTTCAACAGTTCCCCCGAACTGGCGAGACCATCTCAACGTGGTCTCACGGAAGCAACGACGGGTTATGCCTTCCTTCGTGGAAGATCTTGACCCGAACGATCCTGAGCGACTCTTTGCAGAGTTGTCCGGGCAACGCACGCGAATCAAACTGGATGCTGAGCATCGACGTTTGATCGACTGGCTCTCCACCAACAACTGCCAATGGTGGTGGGATGATGATAACCACATGCTCGTGACGCACACGATGCACTTGAAGGAGGCTCACAGCCAACTTCATATGCGTGGGCGATTCGACACAAATGCAAGTGGTAAGGATCTCGGGTATGACCACAACTGCTTTGCCTTCCCTATCCGTAATGGTGGGTGGGCAATTCGCAGGTATACCCGCGGGATCAAGGAACATCCGAGCTGGGAGCAGGATGGGCAGAACTTCACGCGATGCTTCTTCAATCGGGAGCCTGACCTACCCACGGTCGCCCGTCTGAACGAAGGCGTGGAACATGAGAAGGGCGGCTACTACTTCCGCACGGCTGAAGAGGCTATCAAGGCTCTCGCTGAGTTGTGCGTGACTGTGGAGCTACCTAACTTTGTGCTCTCACGCGGTACGATCGTGAAGCACTTGAAGGGCGAGAACAAGCTCGTCGTTCACATCAATGCCGAGAGCAGCGACAACGGCACGCTTCTCAAGGGTTGGTTGAACGAGCGTGGCAAGTGGAAGCGGGTCTACCCGTATCGCCCGATTACCAGCCCGGAAGCTGAAAGCAATGAGAACTTCGATGATCTCGTGCGTCACATCGTGTCCACGCGACACGAGGACGCAGGATGGGTACTCCGTCGGGATGGAGTCTGGTCGGAGGAGCCATTGCCGCACATCAAGGCGGCTTTGGGTTCGATGGGTCAGCAACCGAAGGAAATCAACAACATCATCGGAGGGGCGGTGTTCCGTGCGTGGCGGCTGGTTAATCGTCCGTTTCAGCCGGAGTACCCCGGAGATCGCGAGTGGAATCGAAATTCTGCTCAATTCCGGGTCGTACCAACGCTGGACACGGACAACCTCAGTTTCCCCACTTGGAAGCGAATTCTGCAACACTGTGGTCAAAGCCTAGATGAGGCGATCAAGAATAACGCCTGGGCACGGGGAGCTGGCCTCGCTTGCGGGGCAGACTACCTGAAGCTCTGGATCGCGAACCTCATCAAACGTCCGCACAGCCCAAGTGCGTACTTAGCTTTCTACGGTGAGCAGGACAGTGGGAAGTCGGTCTTCCATGAGGCCATGTCACAGGTGTTGATCCGTGGGGGCGTCATGCGTGCGGACGCAGCCCTTACGAGTCAGTCGTTGTTCAACGGTGAGTTGCTCAACGCAATCCTCTGCGTGGTGGAAGAAACCGATCTCAAGGCAAACAAGCCCGCCTACAATCGGATCAAGGATTGGGTGACCAGCCCAGAACTGTTGATCCATCCGAAGCACGGCCAGCCGTTTATGGCTGACAACTGCACCCACTGGGTTCAGTGTGCTAACGAATTGGAGGCGTGCCCAGTGTTTGAGGGTGATACTCGTATCACGCTCATCTACGTTCCTGAGCTTTCGCCGACGGACAAGATCCCCAAGCCTGAGCTTATGGAGCGTCTGCGTAAGGAAGCTCAGGACTTCCTCGCCTCACTGTTGGCGATGGAACTTCCGGAGAGTAATGACCGGCTGGCTGTCCCGATGATTGCGACGGAAGCGAAAGCACGGGCAGCCGAGAAAAACATGAATCAGTTGGAGCTGTTCCTCCGGGACAAGACTTACGTTATCCCGGGGACATGCGTCTCCATCGATGATATGTTCGACCACTTCCATCTATTCTTGAACAGCACTGGTGGTGAAGCAGAAGCTTCAAAGTGGTCGAAACAACGGATGATTCGGGAGATGCCGGAGCGTATCTCCAAGTGTAGGGGGCGGGTTGGAAGCAACCAACACGTTCACTACGGGAACCTTACCGTGAATCCGGATGAAAAGCCGGATCGCCCATTCTACAAGGATGGTCTGTTCTTAAAGAGGGAGCTAGCAAGTGGGGCTGATTCTGGCCTTCGGCCACAAGAAGCAAATGGGAAAGGACACCCTGGCTAAGTACATCATCGACGTGCTTCGGCCGAAGCGTGCGAGGCTTCGCATCGTTCAGCGGGGCTTCGCTGACAAGATGTACGAGTTCCTCCATTCGGTCTACGGGTGGGCTGGTTTCCAAACCAAAGCCTACTACGACCGAAATCCTGCCGAGAAGATGAAAGTCCTCCCCGCTTTGGGGAAGACTCCTCGACAACTCCTGATCGAGTTCGGCCAGCACACGCGAAAGCTGGACGACGCGATTTGGGTCAATGCCACCCTTCGCGGGGACTACGATCTCCTGCTGGTAACCGACGTTCGGTTCCCGACGGAGTTCGATGCCCTCAAGAAGGAAGACGCTTTTCTGTATCGAGTTCACAATCCTCGGATTCCGCGGACGGATGACGAGGCGGACTGTGCCCTCGACGGGCGGGAAAGCGACTGGCACGGGACGATCGTCAACGACGAGGGGCTGGACAAGATGTATGTCCATGCCGAGCAACTCGTCGACAAGCATGTCACCTGTGGAGGCTTGTTCACGTGAAACGGCGAGGCGGTTGCCTTCTGGAGATCATCTTCTTGATCTTCCTTGCGTGGGCACTGTTCGAGATTATCGTGAAAGGGGGCAAATGAGCACGGCAAAAGCCGATGCTGACGCCCTCTACGCCGCCGCGATGAGCCTGGGAGTGGATGAGGTTCGCGAGAACTTTCTGAAGCTCCCTTTCGCTTATCCCGGCGGCAAGGGTGAACAGCTCAAAGAAATCCTGCCCCATCTTCCCTACGGTTCTGGTTATGGGGAAGCTTTCGGAGGTAGCGGAGCGGTACTTCTGAACCGCGAGAGGTCAAAGCTGGAGGTCTTCAACGACCGCTATTCCGGCGTGACCGACTTCTTCCGCGTGGTACGTGATCCGGCTCTCTTTCCGAAATTCATGGAGAGGGTCAATCTGACTCTCCATTCTCGGGAGGAGTTCATCTGGTGTAAGCGGACCTGGAAGGACGTGGAAAACCCTGTCGAGCGGGCGGCTCGATGGTACTACATGATTCGCTTCGCAGTCAACTGCAAGCCCAACTCTACCTTCGGGCGGAGTAAGAATCCTGTGGTACGCTTTGCGGATCGACTTCACAAGTCGCTCCCAATGTTCCATCCCATTCACTATCGCCTATACACTGTTACGATCGAGAATCTTGACTGGCGGATCTGCCTTCAAGACTTCGATCGGCCGGGCTTTGTCTGGTACTTGGACCCTACGTACCTGGATTCGTCCCCTGGTACTTATCAACATGAGTTGTCTGTCGAGGACCATCGTGAGCTGGTTTCGCGAATCTCGTCTATGCACGGATTCGTGGCTGTCAGTTCTTACGATACGCCCGCGACCAACGCCGTGTACGATAAGGCTGGTGTCTGGGACGATAAGATCATCTTCGGCCGCCAGACAACAGCCCTTACTCAAGCTTTCATGGACACGAATGGTCTCTCTTCAAAGGAGACCATCAACGACCGAAGCAAGGTAAGGGAGGTTCTGTGGATACGTCGTGCGCGTTGAAGGTCGTCCCTCGGCCTCAACTCAAGTTAATCCGTATCCTCACCACTGATTACAGAGTGAAGATTCTGGAGCACAGCAATCCTCTGGTTCGTCTTCAAACGGGCCAAGTCGTAGATGTGCTTGAAAGCACTTACGAAGTTCAACTCAAGAATGGGCAGCGTGTGTACGTTGCCCACGCACTCGCGGAGCCTGTACGTGAGCACAAGTGACGTTGACTGCAAGTCCCTCCACGATCGTGGAGGGCGTCCTTACGTCAGGTCTGTCAGCCTGACGAAGATCCATTTCCTGGACCCAAAGCCAGAAGACATCGTTGTGGCTGACATTGCCCACGGTCTCGCTGGGCTTTGTCGGTTCACTGCGGGTCTTAAACCTTGGTACAGTGTGGCTGAACACTGTGTCCTGGGTTCACGACGGATTAAGGACCAGGATCAAGCCCGAGAATTCCTGATCCATGATGCAGCCGAGTACGTCTTTGGTGATCCTGCTTCACCGATCATGCGAGCTGTCGGATCATGCCCGTTCAAAGCGGCACTGGATAACTTCCAGTACTTCTTGAACAATCTGTTCCTCGGTTACGGTCAACTTCATCCGAGCGTGAAGATTCTCGATCGTGCTTTCTGTGCGACCGAGATGTATCAGATTCGCGGGCAAACTCAGGAACAGGTCGAGGAGGACTATCCCGGCTGTACGATCATGAAGGATCAGCACTTCCTATTTCTGGAACGAGAGGAAGCTGCGACGTACTGGCTTGATGAGTTCTACTTCTTGTTTCCGGAGTACAAGGGTGCTTGAAGTCATCCTAGGCAATTCCGACAAACGAGCTTTGATCTCCGATGTCGACACAGATCTTGTGTTTCTCAATACTTTCCATTTGGATAGTAATGGTTATCCAAAGACAGGAGATCAGAGAAAGCTACACAAGATCATTGCCTCAAGGATGGGACTTCATGGTGAAATTGACCATGAAGATCGAAATAAGTTAAACTGTCAACGTGAGAATTTACGCTTGGCTACACGTCAGGAGAATTCTCGTAACCGTACTTCAACGACTGCTTTGAAAGGTGTCAACTGGAGCAAGTCGAATAATAAATTCATTGCTCGAATCCGTCTGAACCAAGGCAAACGGATTTACCTCGGTCAGTATGACGATCCTATGGAAGCTGCTCGTGCTTACGACAAAGCTGCATTACTCTACTTTGGAGAGTTTGCAGTTTTGAATTTTCCAAAGGAGGGTTCCAATGCCTGATGACTCAATTCGAGTCACATCCCGGAACAAAACGTTTCTGGGGCATGACTCACCTGAATGGGAATCTTCTCGCAGCCGTTGATGTTGAGACCACCGGAAGTAGGCCAGGATTCCACGAGATCATCGAGATCTGTGTCCTACCACTGGACCAGAACTTCGAGGTTCACAAGGAATTTCCGCTGTTCAACATGCGGATGAGGCCGGACTTTCCGGAAAACATAGATCAGAAAGCGTTGAGGGTCAATCGGGCAGACATGGCTCAGATTGCTCTGAACGCCCTGGATCGGGAGAAAGTGGCAGACTTGCTTTGGGAATGGTTCCAAGGCTTGAAGCTGGCACCCAAGAAGCAAATATGGCCACTCGCTCAGAACTGGGTTTTTGACCGCGCGTTTCTGAGCGAGTGGCTAGGGCCAGAGATGTTTGAAAACATCTTCGCACCGATGTTCCGTGACACCTTCGCAGTATCACAGTTCTTGAATGATGCTGCTGCGGTGAGATATGAGAACATTCCGCATCCGAAAGCATCTCTCGGTGCTCTGGCGAATCACTACGGTGTGGAGCAAATTCAAGCCCACACCGCAGTGAGCGACTGTATGACAACGGCTCAGGTCTACAAGAGGATGTTACAGAGCCTCTAGTCTGGGTCAACTTTGTAAAGCGTCTTGAGGTAATTCTGGAAGTAGCCCAATCCAGGATCACTCTCAAGGCGCTTTACAAATTTGAATCCGTACTTACTTAGCTTACTGCACATCTCCTTGATCTTGTCTTCCGTCGTTTCCATCATGTCTTCAAAGTCGCTTTCCTCGTCAGCCTCCATCACTTTCTTGACGAGAATCCAGTCTGTCCACACGTAGGTTTTGTACGACGCGAACAGTTTGTAAGTCGCCTTGTGGCGAGCTAAAGCTGCCTCATACCGCGGGGGTGGCCAGTCGAATTCCCACTTAATCCCTTCATCTGGCGGCGGATCTTTTCGCTTCCAACCGTAAGGTTTGCCGACAACAAAGAGATTCAATACTTTCGTCCCGAAGAATTTCTCTTTGCCTGGTAGACATACCAGATTGTCAAGAGGGTTCTCCGTGTCGAAGTATTGAAAGTCGAAGTACTGCTTTGAGTAACTCGACTTTAGCGAGCTTGCCGTGTTGCCGAATGTTTCGTCGGTGATTACGGCCATCATACCTCCGGGTACGGACCGCACCCATATTCTTCATGGTGTTGGATGGGAACTTCGGAGAAGTAAGCACCAGGAGGAGTTGTAGCAACCCAACACTGTGGAGCAAACGTGCCTACAGTTGTATTGAAAGCACGACGGACCACTGCGAACGAATCCACTACAAGATTCGGATTATTTGAGCACTTGTAGACCCAACTGATTGTCTTTGCCGCTTGGAAGAACAAGTAGGGGCAGCCTACTGGACTTCCAGTGAAGACAACATTACCTCCTGAATCAGTTACTTGGATTGTACTGTTCTGCCAAGTGATAAGGTCATATCTGGAAGCAGCAGCACCATAGGATGGATCTTCAATAGCTACTGCTGTCGGAATAGGCGGGCAGTGTTCTGAGAAGAAGCTAATGTAGAATCCGGCCTGGGCACTGTCGTACTTGAAGAAATATGCCCTCGACTCAGGTGTGAACGAGTAGGTCCAACTACAAGTGATCGTGTTTGGTGGAGGCGGAGGCGGAGGCGAATCCGGTGTCTGTGGGGCGTAGTCTTCTGACTCCGTTTCTGCTTTGCCTCCGTAGATCATTCGACCAACACGAGGAATCTTGAGCGGTTCAAAGTCATGCCAGCCAATCGGCACGACGTACGCTAGCGTAGTCTCATCTAGGAGCTGCCCAGGTCCCCAGAAGATGGGAAGCTTAGCACTCGGAAACTGAATGAGGACAGGCCCATCTTCATACTTCGGTGCGACTGGTACGAAGTTGTCTTGATTCTTGTTAGGGTCGGGCATCACAACCCTCACAGTTAGCTACTTCCAAGTCCTTGAAAAACTTCCAGCAATACCACTGGAAAATAGGACGTTGGCCACAGGGTGACATCCTGCACTTGCTTTCACGCCATGTGCAAGGATATCTGTTATATTTTGGGATGAGAGTATCACCCTCCCGATCGTACATCGTCAATTCAAGACGACTTCCTTTCGGGAGGATGATAGTTCCATCCGTTTGGAACTTTATGCTCACTCTTCACCTGAGAAGTCTGAGCTTTCAATGTCACCACCTGAGAAATCATCTACGCCACTATCGCCCGGCTCGAAGTCAGGTGGATCTGCATTGTCACTCGGAGACAGGTCGGAGGGGAAACCGTCAGCATTCCCATCGTCTGCCCCATCATTACCAGAGCCATCCTCTGAGGTATCAGCCTCATCGGTTGTCTCATCTGTTGTATCGCCCAACCCATCATCACCGTTGTCGGCGGTGTCTTCTCCTGGATCTCCAGTGTCGTCCGGATTCGTTGCCGTCGGATCACCAGTTTCTTCTTGCTCGACACCAGGAACCCAAAGCGTGGGCTGGAACCAGTATTCAAAAGCTGTGTTGCCGGTAGAGTCTACGAACGTAGTGCGGTAGACGGCGACCGGGTAACCTGGGGGAAGTTGTTCTCCAACCTTGATCTTTCCGATGAAGCAGCGGATTGTCTCAGTTTGACCTTCGAAGCCTTTCAAGTACACGCGAACGCTGTACTCTGCTTCGTTGACCTTTGAGATGATTTCCCCATAGAAAATGTTCGGCGTGAACTTTGTAAAAGTCGCCTGCTCGAACTCCTTCAATTCATACTGCTTCTGGTTGTTGAACGCTCCTAGCTGTAAAGGCCGGAAACCTGAAACCGTACCCGGAGATAGGGCCGTGACGACCGGCGGCGGAGCCGTGTTACCAGCATCACTGATTGGCACCCCACCACCAGATGTATAGGTGTTCGTCCCGTTAAAGCTTTGGAATCCCCACGGCGAGTAGTTCGGGTTGTACAGTTCTCCTCGGGCCTCCTCATAAGGATTCCCCGTGGACACGTTAGGATCTTCCGGCACAGGCCAGTTGTCACTGATTGTGCCAGGGTAGGCGAAATTATACCGAACCATTTCGCCCATGCGAACTGGCAGCCAAATCTCCATCTCGATACAGTGCTCGTCCGGCAAGTACGTGGCCCGTTGAATGATCCCTGTGACGGGTTCATTGCAGACCAGCTTGTCAGTGAAGTCCACTGTGATCGGATCGAACGTTTCGAGTCGTAGCTTTGACAGCACGGTCCGACACGTTAGGATCTTCCACGATATCGAACTTCGGATCATCCAGAACAAAGCCGCTTTGCGAACCAACTCGGCATTGTTGTAGATATAGAAGTTCACACTCGATTCTTGAGTGCCGTACTTCTGGATGTTGTAGCGGAAGATGAACTGGTAGGGATTCGTCTGCCATAAGTTACGCTTCCACTCAGCGATGTACTTTGTGATCAATCGCTCGGTGGGCGTACAACTGATCTTGACCGAGTTGACCTCGATCGAACCGTCGTTGATCCCATCAACAGGTGCTCGATCCTCTGGCAAGTATACCAGATGGAACTTGCGATCATTGATGTAGATGGAACAACGAGCTTGGTAGGCGATTTCTTGTAGGAGCTGCACCACGTTCTTTCGCTCTGTCAAAGCGAAATTAGCGGGGAATGGGTCCACCAAGGGGCGAACGTGACTGAATGACGTTTCGTCAATTCCGACACCTTTGCAGTACAGTTCGATGATATACCGCATGATGTCAACGACATTCGTACCGACTGGCCCAGATACATCCAGCTCGATCTCGTCGCTATCGTACTTCACGTCGAGGTAAGACGTGAGAGGGCGCAGGAACGTGACGAGTGTTACCGGAAGCGTATTGTAGGCAGTTCGCTCAACTACATAGTAGTTTGGCGGAACGATCACACGCAGCCCTTGCGAACGTGCCCATACGTTGAGGACAGTTGCATGGCCAAGAGACGCGATGTACTTGATCGGAAAATTCATCGCTCGAATTTCAGTTCCGCCGTCAATCCAAGTGAACTTGTTACCAACCGAGTTCGCTTTCTGGACGGCACTCGACACAGGGCTTGTCGTAGTGTCTTTGCTTTCGTAGGTGGTCTGCTTGTTCGGGTTTTCAACAACAGTCACGTCAGTGATAACCAATGCACCTGCGACCACCATGCCGGTCAGCACGTATTCGCTACCGCATGTGAACTGCAAAGACACACCTTGCGGAATGTTGCTATTCACAATCGGAATGACACGATACTCGAAGCTCTTTTGGAGGTTGAATTCCTCCAACTTGGCCGAGTATTCAAGTTGCATCCGGTTCTTTTCATCCGTGTAGTCCGCCGACTGCTTGAAGTAGCTTGTCGCGGCTGCATCATGCTGGTTCGCTTGCGACGGATCATCAGCAAGAGTCGATAGAAAGCCCTTGTATCGGGAAGCGATAATTGCCTCCCCTTGACCAGCAAGGAAGGCATCGCGGGCAAGCCTGGTCAACTCGGCGATTTTCTTGCCGTACTCATCAAGCTCAGCTTCCCAGAGATTGTGGTCAACGATCCCAAAGCCAGACTGAAGAATACCGTGCGGAGCCTCAAGCATCTTGAGAGGCTTAAGGCCACTCACAGTTCCGAAGACGGTTGGCCATGCTTGACCGACCAACTCGAACGGCATGAAGTCCAGCTTGCCTTCTTCAATCGAAAACCCTGTCTCGATATCTTCGACTTGGCTCACTACATCGAAAGCCAGAGTGCGGCTGCCTTCATCCCAGGTGATGGGCGTGTTGATCTGCCCTTCAAAGAGAACGAAAGCGTCGGAGAAAGGAATGTCAGTGAACCACTGGTAGACTTTCACATATGTCTTGTGAATATCTACGTTGTCAAAGATTGCTTTGGTTTCGCCATCTGTGTCGTCAAGCGTCACTTGCAGAGAGACAGAGTTCGCATTGTTGCTGATGTCAACAATGTCCTCAATCCCACTGATGTTGATGAGGTTGCCTTGTACCTCTTCAGTGGAGAACTTGCGATCGCAGTACTTCCGCGTGTTCGCTCCGTTGTTCCAGTAGACTTCAACTACCAAGAACGGCTCGACATTATCCTGCGAGCTGATCTTATTGAGCGAGGCTTGCGAGAGAGTTCTCACACCAAGTCTCCCTCAAAGTCGATGGTGATGGACCAGGAATAACGACCAGTTTGGACCATTTGCGCGTCAGGCGTCGTAATTACGCCTTGCCAAAGCTGACCTTCATGATCTTGGTAATTGACGAATCTACCAAGAGTTACACGAAGGAAGTACTTGAATTCGTCTGCTTGCGGCGGACAAGTGAAGGTAAAGGTGAGAGTTTGAGTCTCAGTCTTAGGCCAATCACCGTCCCTAAACAGAATGATGTCTCCGCCACGAGAACGCGAATTTACTCGCTGGAAAGCAAGTTTGTTCGCGTTCCCTAGATCCGGACGCCGAAACGTGTATATCCTGTTATCACAGGAAAACTGCACGATGGCAGGCATTACAGTTCCTCCAATCCCAGGATAAAGTAAGGCGTCGGTTTGTAGACAGCCGTACCTTGGAGGATTGTGAATTCGGTTTCCGCACTCAAGTTCCTGGTTACTTTGAGTGCCACCGTCTGTGCCAAAGCCAAGCTGCTGCGACAGCCCTTAGCTTTGGATACGGAGACAGTCTGAGTGAGGCCCAGAGTCGCTCGAACACCTGGCCACTGGTCCTGAAGCAGAATGTCGTGGTATGGGTAGAACCATGTGACGACAGCTTCATTGTGTACCCGGGGATGGGTTTCTTGCGTGAGGTTCAAAGACTGAACCACACTGATATTCAGATCCTTGCCGACCTTCGCTACTTGCTGAAAGCGAAGGAACGACCCAAGCTGCTGCGAGGCAATCGTGCTTACAGCAGCCTGAGCAAACGTGATCCGATTACCTACACGAATACCTTTGATATTCGTCTGGACACGTTGCCGGATGAAAAGCAGATTGTTCGCAGCAGCTTGGATCGTTGCCATGTTACGTTCCTTTCTGCTTAGGCAGAAACGGTATACGTGACGCGAAGCTGGTCACCCGACGTGACCGGCACATCGGCCGAGAACAGAGCCGTGGCCCAGAGCCGCCCGCTGGTGCCCGACCTCGAGCTGTTCGTGGTGATGAAGATACCCTTCACCGTCCCCGAACCGTTGATGTCGAAGGTCGCCGGCGAAGCATTGGTGATGCTTTGGGAAGCCGGCTCGCCCGGCCCCCACGCCACGCGAGTGGACTGGCTGTAGCCGGTGAACTCCGTCCAGCCCGCGTGGCTGGCCATCGTGTCGGCCGCGGCCAGTGCCGAATAGCCGCTGTTGGAAATCAGACCGATGAACCAGGACGAGGCCGCGATTTGCGTCCCGTCCGAGAACATGATGTCGAAGATGTCGTTCTTCCCCTGGTTGACGATGTCGTTGGGGAAGTCGTACACGGCTTTGACATTGCCGTTCTTGTCAAGGTGCTCAACCTTGAACCGGCCCCGAAGCGGCAGCTTTTGCTGCTGGCCCCGGTTCCGAGTGACCAGACCCACGGCCTTCTGCAGGAAGTTGAAAGCGTCGCCGAGCATGTTATCTTCGCCTCTTGGGATCGAAGGTGATGGAACGCCGCCTCAGCTCACGTTCGAGCTGTTGGCCGACGGCACGAGCGGTTTGGGTTGGGCTTGCCCCACCCTGAACGGTGATGTTAATGTCACCGATGTTCGTATCGCCACCAACCGCCCCACCCTCCGAGTAGTACCGGGGCGAGCGGTTGCGGTTGATTGCCTCAAGCATCGGACGGAAAGCACGGCTGGATTCAGCATTGACGATGAACTCGTCTTTTGCTGCCCAGATCGGGTAGCGGTCTGCACCCTTTGGTTGCCCGGGGAAGCCGACGACGCCGCCGTCAGCGAAATAGCTAGCCGAACCATCTTCACCGATGACCGAGCTAACTTTCGACGTACCGCCTTGGAGCAAATTGAGCCGCTCCAACTTGTTAAGGACCGGATCAATCGAGTCACTCATCTTCTCGAAAGCTTTCTTGAAGTCTTCCGAGAATTGATTGACTCCAATCCGAAGCTCAGGGAACTCTTTGTTCAAGTCCCGGAGCGTATCCTCTGGCCTTTTGGTAATCTGGTCGATCATTTTCTCTGCTTGGGTTGAGCTTTGAACTTTCTTGCTCGCCCCTTGCAGATCATCTAGCCACTTCCGAAGCACAGCGTCTTGCTCAAGTCCGGTCGTGTTCTTCTGCAAACCTTGCAGATAGAGGGTTGCGTTCTCACCAGTCGCGTTACGGCTTGCAGCCGCAATCAACTGAGTAACCGACAAACCCAATTCACGAACGCGAGCAATATCTTCGTCTCGCGGAATCGGCACACCACCGACGATATTGCTTTGGGCGTTGACACGCAACGCAGCGATTGCCGCGTTGTATTCCTGCGTCCGCTGCTTCAAGTCGGTAATGAGCTTATTGTGAGTCGCCAGCTTCTGGTTGTCTTCGTCGCTATTGAACGGGGTCAAGTAGCGGTTTTCGCCATCCAGAGCCGAACCGTCAAGCCCACGACGACGCACGCCCACAATCGGACTAAGTGTGTCAAGAGCCTGTTTGAAAACCTCGCTTTGACTGCTGAGGTTGTCAATGATCGTTTTGGCTTGGCCTGCGGCTTCAGTACGAGCTTTCTTCTCGCCTGCGACCGCGTCCTTACGGAACTTCTCGTCGTTCTCGATTTTCTTTCGAGCCGTTTCGAGATTGCCTTGTTCCTCTATCTTCTTCATCTGATCGTAGATGGCTCGCTTCTTGTCAAAGACAAGACCTTCAAGCTGGATACGCGATTGAACATCCGGAGCCAAGTCGATGAGAGCTTGAGACTTCTCACCGAAAGCCTTTAGGATCTTCACGTTATCTGGCTTGTTAGTCCCCTTTTGCAGGAACTCGTCTTTGACGCTACCATCCGCCTTCAAGAAATCAAGGTCGTTGAACGCCTTGAAAGCTTGGTTCATCTTCCGGAGACGTTCTTCTTCAATCGCCAACTGCTTTTGCGAGTTGCCGATCGTTTTCTGCTGTTTGCCTTGATACGCTTCTTCGAGATCGTTTTGCTCACGCTTCAAGGCATTGAGTCGAGCTTCAAGTGGACTTACGTCCACCCCATAGATAGCTCGTCCCTTAGCATCAAGTGCTCCGGGAGCTTCTTCGCCACGGGCGACTCGATCACGGTACGCTTCGACATTTCTGTCTTGTACACGTTCGAAGTTGTCTCGAATCAGGCCAGCAGCTTGTACGAGCTTCCTTCGACCTTCATCAGCGTTGCCAGCTTTGAAGTCAGCAGCGGCTTGCTCACGAAGTTCCTTGATCTTCTGCTCGGTGAGCTGTTCCTTCTGCTCATCCGTCGCATACTTCATCTTGGTGCCAAAGGACAAGCCATCTAGCAAGTCCTTGAACTTCAACATCGAGTCGCGAGACTTGTCGATCTCACGAGTCGCCTCAGAAATTTCCTTCTTGAGACCGTTGATGTAGTTCTTGCTACTGTCAGTGTAACCTTGGAAGGCAACAGACAGAGCCTCACTTGCTTTCTTGCTTCGCTCCTTGATTTCGTCAAGTTCCTTGTTGATACGCTTCGAGACTTCGGCGACAGCCTTAAAGGCTTTCTCGAAGCTTCTGGTGATCTTATCACCGAGCACATCCAAGGAATCCCGGCCACCGGTCTTTTCGTTGGCAGTTGCTTTTGCTTCAGCTTCCCGCATCTTTGCAGCAGCTTCGGCAATGTCGTCGACCCCGGTGCTTCGCGAGGTTAGCGAATTACCTAGATCGAGACCTTTGACGGCAGCAAAAGCAATCCCTACTGCGGAGAGAGCAGCGAGCAGCGGAACAACCCGAGTCGAAGTGACACCGACCGCGGTCAGAGCCGCGTTCATAGTAGTCAAGGCGACACGGAAGCCGATCACACTACCCGTGCCAAGCACGAACATTGCGATCAACTTGTTCCCGGCACTCGTAGTTGTACCTGCCCCGCCCGTAATGCGATCCAAGGACTTCGCAAACTCAACGGCATTCACAGTCAGCTTGATCAGATCCTGACCAACACCGATAGTGAAAGCATTCTTGAGTTTGTTAAATTCCTTCTGCATCTTGTCTGCTGGCGACTCGCCACGGATCTCAACAGCTTTCTTGTATTCCTCAATGACATTCTTAGTGTCATTGATCTTACCCAAGAACTTGTCGAACCCGGCCAAATCGTTCGCAATCGCCCCGACCGCTTTCCGACCACGGATTTCATCGAACAGTTGCGAGAACTCTTGGTTCCCTTGTTGCACCTGAGAGATGATTTCCCGCATCACACCTGCGAATTTAAGCGTCGAGATGGCTTGTTCGCCAGTGTTGACACCCCACTCCTTGAACAGCTTCGAAGTAGCCTCGGTTGGCTTTTCGAGCTTGATGAGCAGGTTCGTGATGAGCGTAAGGGCGTCTTCCGTCTTCAAGCCTTGCTTCGTCATAATGGCGAGCATGGCGTTGATTTCTTCAAAGGTGACGCCCAGCCCCTTACCGAGAATCGCGACACGCCCGAAGGTGTTCGCCATTTCGGAAGTGACCACACGACCTTCGTCGATTGTCTTGAAGAAAACAGCCGCTATGCGTTCAGCATCAGCCGAACTCATTCCGTAAGCGTTAATGGCTGACGAGAACAAGTTGACTGAATCCGTTAGCGTTGAGCCGGTCACCCGAGCGAACTCACCAACGTCCGCGAGGAATGGAGCAACAGCACCACCCTTAACTGCTTGGTTCGAGATCGCGTCGTAGGCTGCTTTCGATACGTCCTTCAAGTCCATCCCGAGCTTGTCGGAAACACCTTGAAGGTCACGCCCCCACTTGGAGAAGCTTTGCTGGCTGTCCTGAGAGATCGTCCGGATTAGCGAAAGCTGAATCTGAAGATCCTTGGCAGCGTTGAAGCCTCCCTTGATCTGATCTGTGAGGATGTTAAAGCCTTTGTAGGCTACGTAGTATTGCAGTGCCCGGCTGACGTTCTCAAAGCTTTGCTTGAAGTCTTTCAGTAGTTTTTGCTGGTCTTCAAGCTGCTTGTTGTAGGCCGCCGCTGCAGCGTTTGTCTTCTCGTACTGAAGCTGGATGTCAACCAGTCCGTTCTTCTTATTCTTCATCACCCCGGTGACTTTGCTCCCGTCTTCGGCCAACGCCTTGAAACGGGTGGATAGCAAGTTACCGGCCGCGTTCACCTTCACGGAAGTCGTGGTGACTTCCTTGAGGCGATCGTTCATACCATCGAGAGCTTTGATGTAGTTCCCAATGGCATTGACAGCATTCGACGTATCTGCCGCTACTCGGAAAACGGCCATTTAACCTCCTCTCCCGATGCGGCTAGTGGTTGTGAAGTCGACGTTGCCAAAGTCAAGGTTCGAGAAAGCCTTCTGCAAATAGGCGAGCATCGCGGCTTCACCTGCTTTGAAGGCTCCCCACTTGGCTTGGTCGAGGCTATCAACGTATGTGATGTTGACAGAGAACTTGAAGACTATCTGCCCGCGTCCCCGAGCGATGCTAGCCACGCTTCTTGGAAGAATGCTGTCAGCATCTGTTGCGAACTGTCGTCCGCTTTGGTTTGTTTTGTAGACGCGGCCGCCTCCGGGAGGGTAGTACCACCGGTGGCGTTCAGGAATTCCCTTTGCCACTTGCTCAGCGTTGCCACCGCTTCGTCGCTCAGAGGCTGACCGCGTTGTGCGAATGCGGAATCCACCGCTTTGTGCATCCTTTGTGACTTTACCCGCCAGGTCTTCCAGGTTTCTGAAAGCTCCTCGGGAGAAGCCGGTGTATACGGGAATACGGGGCACAGCAGCCAGGAGAAACTGCTGTGCTCCCTTAATGAAAGCCTGACGCACTTCTTCGTGCATCACCTTTAGGAACTTGTCCTTGTTGAACTTCACCGCATCAGCTTGGATTTCCATGTTCATATGGGCATCTGCTGTTTGAGGGAAGCTTCAAGTTGCATCCTGAGTTCCTGCGATTCTTCGTACTGTCGGACCTGATCGAAAGCGAGTAGCATCGCTTGGTCCCAGACAGACATATCATCCCACTCTGGGCACATCCCAGGTGGGAGGATCTTGAACCTCTCGCACGCTCGCCATATGGCAAACTCCCGCTTTCTCCCGTCAGGGATCTTTACGCGGGAGACGAGGCCGCTTGTTGCTGGAGCAAAAAACGGTCACGCGCTTCCTTGAGCCGTTCCTCGCTGAGCGAGTTGGCGTCCAGGAAGTTCGCTTCCAGCAGGCGGATCTCGGAGATCGAGAAACCGGCCGCTTTCAGGTCTTTCTCCCAGTTCCGCCACGACTCCGAATCGTCCATCTTGACCGTGGTCCACTCCAAGCCCTCGGTCGCCCCGATGGACTTGAGGAAGGACCATGCCATCTTCTTCTCGGCCCAGGCCGAGAGAGTAGCGACGAAGTCGGGGTCGGCGGTGTCTTCCACCACCACCCCACCCTTCTTGGTCTTCTTGGGTGGCTGAGGCCGCGGACAAAGCTGGTGGAACTCGCTGTCGTCGACGATGGCGTCAAACTTGAAAGCGAGATCTCCGTCTTCACGAGGGAGCACCAACAGTACACTGTTGGGTTTGTTCACGACCCGCCCGTTGATCTTCATGCTTTCGACTCACAGTTACGGCGACGATTACGTCAGACGGGTAATCGTGGCCTCGGTGACGTTGCACTTCCCGGTGCAGGAGATCTGGCCCTGCTTCGGGTCGTGGTTGAGTTCTTCGTAGCGGAACTTCTTGAGTTCCACCTTCTCCTTGCGGATGCTCGTGCAGCCCGGCGGAACGTGCATCAGCGAGACGGTGATGGCGTAGGGGGCACACGGGTCGGTCAGGTCGGCCGACACCCAGCTCGAAGCGTTGCTCCGTTGCTTCAGCACGTCTTCCGGCGTGGGCGGGTTGGTGCTGTAGGAGAGAAGTTCCTCGTACATGAGCTGAATGCTCACGTCCATCGGCACTTCATCGCCGTTCCGAACCTGGTCAAGCCGACCGCGGTCCATCTTGTACTCGCGGGGCTTTTTCTCACTCCAGGTAATCTGCCCTTCCCCAACCTTGATGTCGAGGAATTGCGGGCCGGCGACCACAACATCATTGTCCGCAGCCGCGGTGACGAGCGGCGGGGTGAACGAGATGCTGGTAGTCGTGGCGGCAGTGATCTTGTACTGCGTATCGCCGGCGATCGAAAGCCGAGCGCCGACAGGGGGTGCGACGGTAAAACCGTCCACTGCCATCGTGGTCGCTCCTTGAGCGATACCAGCGACGTTGTTGACGGCTCCCGTGGCAGTGTAACCGTCCTCGAAAGAGATCGTCGTGTTCTTGAGGTCGATCAGCATGACCGAGTTCACTCCGAAAAGTACATGGTGTAATGAGCTTCCGCTACAGCTTGGTAAAGTTCGGCGTGATCATCAACGTTACCGAAATCCGAAAGCTTGATCTGATCACCTTGCATTAGTTGCAAGATGCCAAACAAGCTTTCATCATCGGCACTATTGCGGCCGACATTACCGATTTTGTACACACAGATATCACGATTCAACATCTGCTGAGCGATACCTTGAAGGTTTTCTCGCTCGTAGACGTTTTCTTGATTCCGTGTGGAGTTCACCAGGACGTTGATCTCGACGTAAGCCCGATACTCACCTTTGCTTCCGTTCGGAGTATAGTACGGCCCGTCAATACGAAGCTCAAGGTGACTAGCGGTTTTGTCAGTGCGACGGTCTTCACCTTCGATGAAGAGCTGCTGCCCTCCCGCTTCGTCCTTGAAAGCTTTGATGACCGATGCCTTAATCCACCGTTTTAGGTTAATTAAGTTCATAAGTCACCCGCCCATACATTTGGAGTCTGCTTTGGGTTTGTCTCCTCACTTCAGCGTAGGGGACAGCCCCCTTAACCCCACGAACCTTGAGTACGATCGCTGCGTCGAGCAACCAGTCGAAACTCACTTTTTCAAACCTCTGGCCTTGCCAGTGGATGAAACCACCAAGGCTCTGGTCAAGCTTTGATGGAAGGTCGTTGGGGTCGAGGACAAACGAGACGTCTTGAAGGTCGTTGAGACCACCATACGTGAAGTTCTTGTTAGCAGCCAGATAACCAATGTCCTGGACGAACTTCCGCATTAGGGACGCGGGCAACTGCACGACTCGCAGCGGAAATACGACCCGTTCGATCGTCCGTGTCCCTCGGTCGTGGTCTACTTCGGACTTCTCCAACTGCACGTAGTCAATTGAAGATCCGAACTGACGCTTCAACTGGTACAGCAGATTGGAGAAGATCGTATTCACTTCTGTTGTCCCTTGACAAGTAGTGTCCGGAGTTCTTTCAACACAGAGTGCATCTCAGGAAGCAACTCTTGTGCTTTCCGAATCTCCGTAAGCTTCACGGTTACGTGTTCGAGGCACTCGATCGTTTTTGTCGCGATCTCGAAAGTCTTGTCACGGTTGTCCTTGTTATCTGCATGAGCGACAGACAGTAACTCTTTGTTGTCACGCGAAAGCGTTTCGATTGCTTTCCGACTTTCAGTAGTTAATTGTCGGATTTGTCGATCATGCTTTCGGATGAGCCAAAAGACAACACTCACACAAAATACGGCGAGTCCGCCATTTGTGTAAATATTGTCTGGCAGCATGTTGCTTTGTTCAATCGCCCAGAGTAGCATTCCGTGCTCCTGGCTAGTGGAAAGGGCGAAAGGGAGCCTGGACTATTCCAGGCTCCCCTTGCTTTCGATTAGCCGAGCAGTACGGCCCCGAGGTTGGTGTCGAGAACCTCGATGCCCGCCAGGAAGTCCCAGGTCCACCGGTGCTTTTGGTACACCGGGTCGTAGCTGATCGTCACGCGAACGGTCAGCCCGTTGCCCGGGTCTTGAGCGGTGTAGGAGAGGGCACCCGCCCCGCCCCGCACCGGCTCCAGCGGCCGGATGGCCAGGGTGATCGCGTCCCGGTTCAGGGTCAGGTTGTACGACCCAGCCGGTCCGATGTTCACGGCGTCGTTGTCAGTCAGGTCCGCGGCCAAAGCCCGGTCCAGGGTGATCCCCGTGGTTCCGTTCACCTTGATGATGGTGTACGGAGTGGCCACGCTACCGAACGTCACGAACTGGCCGACCTGCGGAGCGACGGTGAACCCGTCAACAACGATTTCCTTCGTCCACCCGGCCGCATAGCCGGGAGCGTTGTTCACCGCACCCGGGGTGTACACGGTGATGGCGACGTTGTCCGCCACGGCCGCTTTCAGCCCCGAGGCGAGGGTGATCGCGGTCGTCGGAGCCGTCCCGGTCCGGGCAGTCACCCGGTACGGAGCACCGGCGATTTCCACCCAGGTGCCGACGGTGATCTCACCCGAGCCGGTATCCACAGTCAGGGCAGTGGTGCCCTTCGCGTAGCCGGAGGCGTTGTTGATCTGGAACGTCCGGGTGGTGTTCCCGGTCGCGACCGTAGCCATGTTGTTCGACCGCATGAAGTCGAACCCGAACTTGTGACCGATGATCGCGTTCCGCAGACCTTCGGTGTCACCACGCTTGTCCGCGGACACGAACCACTCCGGACGGAGCAGGTCGGTCTCGGTCGCGTTCGAAAGCACCACATTGCGGCCGCTTTCATACGCCTTGTTGTCGTTCATGACCTTCCGCAGGTCGAGAAGAACGTCCTTGGCGTTGCTGCTGGTGATACCGTTCAGGTACCCAGCCGAGTTCCCGAGGAACCGCGGGTACTGACCCAGCACGATCCGGTCCACGTACCGAGCCAAGGCTTTCGCCGCGGGCTGGGCATACATCCGGCTCAGATCCTTCATCGACATGACCTCGTCAAGGTCGTCGATGATGATGCTGGTGTGCACCCACTGGTCCAGCTTGATCTGCACGTTGTCGGCGATGATGTCCTGGGTAGTCACCGCATCGCCCTTGGCTTTGCGAATGGCCTCCAGTTCACGCGGCCGGCGAGTGTTCACCGTATCGCCGAACTTGTTGAAGTAGGACTCGTAGTCACGGTTGACCATCGTCCCCATGAACATCTCTTCGTAGAGGATGGCCAGGGTTTCCTGTGCCCACCACTCCGGAATCATGGGGTCGATCTGGTTGTCGAAGTAGGCCACCGACTTGGTGATAAAAGCGAAGTTCATGTCTTCCCTTGAGTGAGGATGGTCCGCCAAGAGTTACTTGGCGAGACCGGCGTTCTTCCGGCTCTTGTTGTACTCCTCCTGGCTCATGCCGGGCCGCCAGGTAGAGCCTTGCTTCTTGTCCGCGTTGCCGTTCAGCAGGCCCGCCCCGGGCTTGCCGTCGGTGAGGAACAGGTTCGCGTTCTCCGGCCGCTTTCGCAGTTCGCCGATCGCTTCCACGATCGGGAGTTCGACCTCCACGTCCTTCTTGGTCTTGGGGTCTTCCTGCTTGACCTTCAGACGGACCTCGAACATTCCGGTCGGCTGACCAGCGTCGTCGAGGATCTCCACCACCTTGGCCTTGTGCCCGTAGAGGGCGACCATCTGCTCATCGGAAGCAGCCGCGTGCTTCGTGGAGCCGGCACGGATGCCGTTTTCGATCAGGGTGGAGTCGAATCTCCCCTTCCAGGAATCACGCTCCTTCGAGAGGCTTTCGGTGTCCGTCTTGTGCTTCTTCTCCCACTCCGCCGACTTCCGTTGGAGCTGCTGAGCTTCCGACAGGTGTTCGGTCCGGAGCTGTTCGATCCGAGCTTCCAGTTCCTCCTTCTGCTGAGCAGACATGCCCGCAGTGGAGCGAAGAGCTTCGAGCTGGGTGGCCAGCTCCTCGTTCTTCTTCTGGAGTTCCCGCTTGTTGTTCGCGAGGAGCGAGTTAACCTCGTCCTGCGTGAACGTCTTCGGGGTCGGAGGCGGCGGCACGGTCGGAGGAACGACCGGCGGAACCGCAGGCGGATCGTCGAAGAAGGTCTTGGTCTTGAGAGCGAAAGCAAACCGCATCATCACGAAACCCTTTGCAAGGTAATGCCCATGTCCGGATCGAGGAAGGGAAACAGAAGGTTCCAAGCCGTCTGCGAAGGAATCCCCGCCCGAACGTATGGTGGAACGAACGACCGGTCCTGTTCGGACCGTAGCTGCCCGAAAGCAAGGACGGTAACCGAGAGGTTATCCGCTTCCTTGTCCGGGTCCACACCCTTGAGCAGAACTTGTGCTAACTCGTAGCACGCCTGCTCAATTTCAACCGGAACTAAGGTGTCCGTACCCCGTGGGAACTGCAACGGCTGAGAGGCGTCGGCCTTCTCGCCATAGAATCGGAGCTGTTCGATGCGTCGGGTCGCGGAGACCAACGCTTGAAGCTTTCGGAGCCGCGGCGTGTCCATCCACCGTTGCCCTTCAAGCATCATCGCGAAGTAGTTGTCTCCGCGTTCTACGCTTCCGTAAATTGGCAGGGTCGATCCGTTGGCCACGGATACGTCCTGCGTCACGTAGAACGTACTCTCGACCTCACGGATGATCGTTGCCATTACAGAATCCTCACGCCCTCGAAGTCCAGTGTGAAACGGCACCGATTACCGTAAAGCGTAGATCGGTAACCTTCCTCGGTGATTTGGAATGGGTTGTTGGTGAAGACAACTACCCAAACTTCACCCTTCCAGTTGGTCAACCGCATGGCGGTGGTGTTGAACATCAGAAGGAACCGACGCATTTCCAAAGCTTTCAACCTGTCAACGACGAAGGTGTAGCTCAGGTGATTCGCTGGTGTTTCCTTCTTATAGATGTATCTCGCACCGTTCATGGTACGCTTTACATTCGTAGATGCTGTCCAGTTCTCACTATCGTTGAATTCGGGAGCTGGCAGAACGATTGCTCCGCCAGGAGCTTCCAGAACCACATAGTTCTTTACAAGAACAGCTTCAGCAGTACGAAGGAGAACGTACTGGCTTCCATTAATGGGGACATAGCCACTCGGCCCAACAGAGTTGAGAACGAATTGGCGTCCATTGATGGTTACGGTTTGTGAGGGACCAACCGTAACAATCGCCACTTGCCGACTTCCAATATATACGTTCCGTTGGAACGAGCTGTTGAAAGCTAGCGTGTGATCGACAGTTCGATTCAAGGTCTTCGACAACACCATGCTTTGAGTGAGGTTCAGTTGATTTCCAACCGACCTATTGATAATCCGGTTACCAACCGCAGTCTGAGAAACGACCAGCGTGTGATTAACCGAACGATCAAAGTACTCTTGGACGAGTTCTTGTTGCAAGTTAAGTGTGTTGCTTGCACTTGCGATTCGAACTCGTGTTGCTTTCGCCTTCTGGTTAAAGGCCAGGATGCTTTCTGCTCCCCGTGTAGAGGAGTGTTTGACATCCACGTTCTGCGAGAGTCTGAACCTGTGACCTCGACGAATGTTGAATGTCCCATTCACATTCGCGAAGTGACCCAAACCGAGAAAGTTGTCCGCCGGTTTGACGAGTTGAAGGCCAACTGTCTGGGTCAGATTCAGTGTGTTTGCTGCGTTCTTTACCGCAATCCCGATGGCGCTTTGAGCCAGCGTTAGGGTATGTGCAACCGTCTTATTCGACAGCTTACTTAATCCAACCGAGTGATAAGGTTGGAGAGTCTGTGAAATAGTTCGATTGGCGGTAAGGTCACGCTCAACAAACTGTTGCGGCTCGAAAAGATTGTGAGCAATCTTTGCGAGTACGTAATCAACAGTTTGCGAGATGACCAGAGTATTGCTCGCAGGCTTCGTAACGATGCCAGTTGCGAGCTGAGTCAAATTCAAAGTTGAACTGCCAGCAATCGTAATGTTGCGGGTCAAAGCGACCGTTTGCAACATTACCAGATTCTGGCCCTTGAGCTGGTTGATAGTCCGTTCGTATGTCGCCAACTGCGTGGGGACGAACGTATTGCTCGCAGGGCCAACCTTGAACTTCTGATACGTCACGTCTTGCGTGAACGTAATCGAGTTTGTTGCTGAAACCGGTCGGACTGTCGCAATTATTTGCGTGAAAGTCAACGTCTGCGTGACTGCTCGCACAACATCTTTTGACAGTCCAACCACTTGCACGAATGAAAGCGTGTTTCCAACCGAGCGGTTGAAAACGCTTCCACTCGGACCTCCGCCACCACCGGCAGTAGAGCCGTATACGATCGAGCCGTATGTGGCGGAGCTACTGCCGTAGATGGCACTCAAGTCTTACTCCTTCAAGAACCAGATGTTCCCGAGGTAAAGGCTGTTCCCAACAGCAAGGTCTGCGTTGGGGGCGATGAGTTCACCATCAGAGTTCAGCGTGAGCTTGATGACCGAAAGCGTACTCGACACATCCAGCATCGCGAAGAACGTCTTGGTCGTTTCTGGAGCGACCGAAAAAATGACGATGGCGTCACCTTGGTCGATCTGGACTTCCAGATCAACCAACTCACCTTGCAGAAGGCAGAGTTTGCCAAACTGCACGAGTGTGAGATTGTGAACATCAACGCCATTCGTAATCGGAATGGTGTCTACCGTAGGGTCAGCAAACGCTTCCTCCACGGCTTTGATTTCGGCAACTACCTGAAGATATTCTTCAGGTGTTGGCCCCACTCGATTGTTGAAATTTGGGCGACCCGCTGATAACCCCGTCCAAGGGCTAGCGGGAAAATTCGCAACAGGAAGTCCCATTAAGCTTTTCCTCGAGTCCCCTTGTCCGCTGGGTTAATTTTTCGGTCGCGATTTTTCTGGGAGTTCTTCTTCTCCAAGTTCGCATCGGACTTGCGGCCCGAGCGGTCGGGCACACCCCGAGCCGCACCGTTTGCCTGAGAGTCAGCGATGAGTTTGAGCCGTTCCGCGTGCTCCTTCTGAGCTTTCGGAACTACCTTCTTGCCATCGAATCCAGCAGCGTTCGATGCGGTTTCCGCATCCACGATGCCAGCTTCAAGAGCAATCTGAATCTTCTCAATGTCCATCGTCAGCCACTCGGCCGTGTCGATTTCCTTGGCAATCTTCTCGATTACCTTGTTCTCAACCTTACCCGACAAGAGCAGGTAAGCGATCTGCTTTGCGATCTCCTTCGCGTAAGCTTTCGATGGAGCAGCTCCCATCATTTCGCGTAGCTGCTCCGCTTCGGCTCGTCGTTCGGCATCAGACTTTAGCGAGTACTTGGCTGGGTAAGTTACCGTGGCCGGAGGCTTGTTCTCATACAAGCTCCAGATCTTGGCGATTTCCCGCTCACCGTACTCAAGTTCGAGTCCAATGTATGAAAGACCGCTCTCTAAGGACCGATCGTCCATTGCCTTGGAGTCCGCAGAAGCATGTTGCGGTTCTGTGTTGGCAAGAGTGATATTCACGAGGTCGTAAATCTCGTGCTTGATCTGCTCCTGCTTTTTCATCGATGCTTCGAGTGGCCCCGTCGGTGGAGAGATGAAATCAGGACGTTCCATCCCCTTCATGTACTTCCGACCGCGGTGCGTACCGACCTTCACTTCTTTGCCGTCGGTACGCCGTCCTTCTTCTTGCGTGCCTGCGACTTCCCCTTCCTCGTTAGTACGCCGATTGGCGTCAGCGTTACGAGGAGCAGGGGCTTGCCGATTGTACATGCTTTCAGCAGCGGGATCCACCTGTTCCGTGTAGAACGGGAAATTCGCTTGCATTGCATAGTTCAAGTCGCTACTCTCAAGGTTGAGGAGAGCAACTTGATGATCGGCAACATCCGTGAGCAAGCTTTCGGACAGCTTGAGGAACACGAACGGGATACGCGGCATCGGGAGGATGATTTCCTCACCGATCCGAATGTCTTCAGGAGCGTTCTCGTCTTTCGCCGGCTCCCAAAGCTGGATGTGGACTTGATTGTCCTCACCGAGCCAGGCATGCCGATAGACTTCTTTCACCGCTCCTGCGAGACCAGTTTCTTGGTCGAAGGTGTAGTTGCTGTCTTTCAACAGCACGTTCACCACGACTTCTTCCCCCGCGTACCATCCAGTAGCCCAGGAGCAAATGTCCTCGACTTTGTAGTGGTAGACGTAGGGTTGCTTGTCCTTGTTGTCACTGAGAAGCGGCGAGTTGATCGTGGGCTTGTCAACCCAGATCCCAACTCGGCCCATCGAAAGCAGTTCTGGCAGCACAGTTTGGCCGATGAACCGATTCATCGAAGCCCCGTGCAGGTCTACACCAATCCCATCGCCCTTCACGGACGCCTGGTAGTTGGCAGGCCCACCGATCCGGACGATCTCCGCCATCCGTTGGTAGATCGAGTTCTTGATCTTGTTCAGTGCCGCTTTCGCGTAGCTAGGCGAGTAAGACAATTCCTTCCGCATCCGGAAGTCGTATATATCTTCTCGCTTGCTGTACTGCTTCAAGAACCGATTGACAAAGTCTCGCCCGCCCTTGTAGACGTAGCGATATTTGTCCCACTCGAATGCGAGATCCTGGAATTCAGGATGACGCAGCTTTGTGATCCGCACTATCACTCCCGAATGTCGGTGTTAGTGCCAACACCGAGGGCGAACGGCAACGCGATCTCCGCGTAGTTCCGTGCGTGCCCAAAGTGATCGGCCCGGTTGCCAGGGGTCTCGTATTTCGTCATTGGGTTCCCATCTCTGTCCTTAGTGGGAATCCGCACCTGAGCACAAATCTGTGCTTTGTAATCAAGGCTCGTGTCGATTGGGAGACCGATATCTCCGCGCTTGAACCGACCCAACGAAAGGTCAAGCCAGGAAGTACGGTCAACACGAATCATGCACTCATTTTCTGCCGAGTTGCTAATGTTACGACCAGCAACACCAGAAGAATAAGTGCAAAGCATAACACGACCCGGAAAGCGATTAGCAAAAGCAATTGCTTCACGACGACTCGGCTGACTATCCACAACACAAAAGTGTACATGATAGTCATACATAAGCCGGTCAAGATCCTCGAAGTTATCGACCGTGCCTTCCCAGATGACCTGGGGACGCGAGTCGGTGTTGACGTCGTTCCCATAACGTTCACCAACTTGCCAGCGGTCGACTTCAACGTGGATCGTCCGGTGACCAACGTCAACACCCATCGTGACAAGGCCACGGCTGTTGTAGTCGATCTTCCGGTAATCGCCGATGCACTTATTCACCAAGTCTTCGGTGATACGGGCACCAGCGACAGTGTGAGCAAGGCCAAGCTTTGAGTTATACAGCTCCTGCTCGGCGTGCGGATCTCGAAGCGATTCAAGGTATGCCCGTGCCACTACCGAGGGCGGCAAGTGCATCGAGTATAGCTGATTGATGTGGAATCCGCGATGAACGCGGCCCGGATGATCAGCTATCCAGCGACCCTTGTTAATGTAGTCGATTTTATCTTCATGCCTGAGAGTGCCCTTGCACTCGTTGCAGATCAGGTATGATTCTTCGACTCGGGGATCGCTTGGAACTTCGCCACAGACAACAAGGTTGTCCGGAAAGCGAAGTTGGATGAACTTGTTACACAACGGACACGGGAACACAAAGTGTTCTTGCGTACTGTCGTTGAAGTAGAAGTTAATCCCGAAGTCAGGAATGGTAGGTGTGGAGATCATCCACATATACCGTTCCAACTGACCCATCAACCGCTCTTTTGCGAGCGGGATGTGTTCCTGCGTCATTTCATCTAGTTCGTCCAGAACCAGAAGCGACACAGGAATCGACTTAAGGCCAGTCCGAGCATTCGAGCCACGGATGTAAAGATTCGTGGAGCCGGCACGCTTGTGGCCGACGTTCTGAACTTCCGAGAACAGCTTTTGAAGGTGCTCGGATAACTCAAGGGCCTTATCAAAACGGCCCGAGCTGAAGTCAGCAGCGTCCGGTCGTGTGTTAGGTAGGACATACAGCACGTCCATCCGCTTTACGTCGCAGAAGTAAAAGCTGATATTCAGCACAGCTTCAGTATAGCCCATCTGGGCAGACTTCTGGCCGATGTTCAACTCGGCCGTCGAGTCATGCATGTCTTTCAGCCACGGGTGATGCATGAAGTTCCATACGCCAGGGTACGGGTGACCCATGAAGCGGTACTTGCAAGCCCACCGAGCTGCGGACGTAATGCTTTTACGATTGAGGCCCGAGTTGATCCGTTCCGCGAACGCTTCCAGCATTGGCAATGACATCGCAGATCTTCTTTCCGACCTCTAGCAAAGCGTCAGGGTCTGTAATGTATTGCCCGAGGATCGTAACGATTGAGTCCGCGATCACGATGATGATGTTTCGCGGAAGCAGTTCGGCATTCCGTTCGTCCAGCTTTTGGCTGGTCTCAACGAGTCGCTGAACCTGCCCGACAAGATTGCTGATCTTGTCGGTGTACATAAGCATTTTGTTCGGACCATCAACGAGTTCGAGAGTTTCCTCGATCATAACTCGGATGATGCCGATTTCATCAGCAAGGTTGCGAATATGCGGATTGTTCGCTTTCTCGCCGACCTTCGCCTTCCACTTGGTGAGCCGATAGTTCTTCAAATCATGGCGAGCGGCTGCTTGTTGCTGCTGCACTCCGCCATGACGAGCACACATCGTCGCACCAGGGACCGCCCGATAAGGGCATTGTCCTTCCTTGCCAGTGGCTTGGCAGCGGTCAGGAGCGTCATCAGGGCAACGCTCGAACTTGTTCTCTGCCATGTTTGTTTCCGGTTTGAAAGCAATAGGACGGCGGGGAGAGATTGGGCGTCTCTCTCCCCGCCTCTGTTAGTGGCCGAACGTAACGGTTTTCACCGTCTTCGTCACCGCCACCGGGACGTTGTCCCTGATGATCTGCACCCGATCACGGCCGACAATCGTCGCGGCATTGAACTTCTGCGTCACGACTTCCTCGGCCACCTGCCGCTGGTGATGGCCACGATTGTCCCGAATGACGATCGTGTTCGCCGGGCTTTGGTAAGCACTGGCGACGAACGTCCGACTCGGGACGTAAGCCGAGGAGTAGGTCGGGAAGTTCGTCTCCTGCACGACCGTGGTCACCGGTGGAGCGTAGCTGTAGTTCCCGGACACGTACCCGCTGGTCGGGTAGCCACTGGAAACGGTCGTGGACGGAGCACAGTAGGACTGGCTGGACACCGCGTACCCGCCGAAGGTGGCCGGCCGGTAGGTGTTCACAGTGCTGCACTGTGCGGAAGCGATGCCTTGCAGCCCGAAGAGGGCCAGCGTCGCGAAAGCGAGGACGCGGATCACTTGTTCGTCTCCTTGTCTAGCAAACCTCGCAACCACTTGAGGATTTCCTGTCGCTGTTCGGGGCTGGGTTGCTTCAAAGCGTCCCGATGCGGCATTGTCTCGTTTGCGACCTTCTTGATGCTCAACTCGATAGCACGGGTTTCCCGTAGGACGGGCTTGCCGTTACTATCGAAGATGGTAAGATCACCCCCTTTCTCGGCGCTAGAGTCAGAGCGGTGGCAAGCAATACAGAAGGTCCGAGACGTCACTAGCTCCTTCGGTTCGGTTTGTGAGGCTTTCGGAGGGGTAGCTTTGCCCTTCGACGTCCCACTATTGGAAGGAGGTTTGTTTCCGGTTGAAGGCGACTTCGCCTTTTTCAAGTCCGCAACTTCCTTCTCCAAAACGCCGATGCGATCGAAAGCGTTCTGAAGAAGATCCTGTACGGTCTGTTGCGGCACAGGAGGCAGCTTCGACTTCAACGCATCATCGGCTGCTGAGAGTCCGATGAGAAGAAACGGAAAGGCAAGAGCCAGTAGTAATCGCATCAAGGTACAGACTCCTGCTGCAAGGTAGCCATCAAGATGTTGAAGACTTCCTCCAACAGCTCGCGGCGAACCTGCCCTTTCGTGACGAAAGCGTTGATGATGGGATCGTTGCCAGTCTCCCGCTCGTCGAAGTTACGAAGGGCACGAATGATCGTGTCTTTGTCAACTCCCGTCTCGTACTGGAGCTTTTGGAGATCGACTTTCTGCTCGTACTCGTGCATCACTTCACGGTGATATTTCGAGTAGAGCTTATAATCAACTCCACAAGCCATCTTCATCTTCATGTTGAAGCGCTTCTGATCTTGTTCCAGAAGGACTTCAATTTCGGGACGATCGTCAATCGTGCCGAAGTAGACTGCTTTCAATCGCAGACCACGGGCGTCCTTGAAAGTCAAGAGTTCAGGCTGGCCGCGACCTCCGTAGAAGTCGAATTGCTCAGTTTTGAACTCTTTCAAGGCTCCGTTGACGTGACAGTGCATACACTGTCCATTGTGGACTCGTCGGTCCATGTTGTAGGACCGCTGATTGCCTGCGATGAAATCAGGTGCTGCTGCTTGGAAGGTCTTGCTGCTTTTCCCATCCTTCCATTGGACGGCGAACAGACCATAAGCAGCGAGACCATTCCGAAGGCTGCCAATGTCCATCCGAGCATTGGCACGAGCTTTGTCCAGCAGACGGACGACGTTATGGTGACCAAAGTTGTTCTCGAAGTCGTCGGTGTACCAGTAAGGACCGTTTGTCCCATCCCCACGGGTGATACCGCGAATGTTGATGCCAACTTCGCTTTCAGTTACGAATCCGCGACGATCCGCGTTTAGACCTTCTGCGGTTTCCTCATCAAAGCCGCACAGCTTTTGAAATTCCTGGAAGGTTGTAACTCCAAGGAAGTTCTGGTAGCCGTCGTTGAAAGCACCAGATTGAAAGCTTGTGCGGTAGATGAAGTAGTCAAACCGCATGATCGGAGTGCCACGTTGTGTTTGCACAACGGCACTTAAGTCCTGGTACTCCTTCCGTGGCAGCCAGCTTGGAATCGCCGACTCTTTCGTCACCGTCCGAGTCGGATCGTGGTAGTACGGGTCCGCGTAGTTCAAGTTTGCAAACGCAACGAGATTCGTCCCGTAGCGAGAGCCGTCGAAGGCCCAAAGCCAGGGAGCCGAAGCCCACTGCTCACGACCTTTGTCGTCCTTGATCTTGAACTTCACAAACGCGACCGGACGCACGCCGGTCAATTCTGAACCCACACTGATGGAAGGCAGCTGCCCCTTGAGGACGATATCGTCACGCAAGAGCTTCTCGTAACTCCACGCGTGATTATGAGCGGAGATGTAACGAGTATTGCAAGCTTCCAATGGGTTCAGAGTTAGTGCGTCAGCCAAAGCCAACCGCAACGAGTAAGCCGCAGTTGGTTGTTGAGCCGTGGAAGGGGCGACCAGCGTTAGCATCAGCAGTAGTGCTTTCAGCCACTTCATGGCCGCAGCCTCCGATCTACTTGGCAGTCGTTTCAACCTTGGGCTTCTTCTTGGTTGGCTTCTCGTCGCTAGACAGTCCAAGAAGGATCGACAGAACAGTCACGAGGGCAGCGAGGAGAGCTGCTTTCTTCTTTTTGGTCACACTTCACCTAGTCCTTGTTCAAGAGCAGCGTAGATCGCTGCAATGCGTTCGGGTTCAAGGCGTCGTTGAAGACCGTTGAGTTCACGAAGGTCGTTGACTTCCGTGAAAAGCAGCTTCAGAATCGCTCGTAACATCACGTCTCGCGGCTCATTGCTTTGGAGCATGACCGCAAAGGCTCGCTTTCGTAAGTGAGCTGTCATCCAGATGTTTCGAGCTGCCTCCGACCAATCGAAGGCAGCCATCAGATGAGCAGCCAGTGCTGTCTGCTCATCTGATGGCGCCTTGTAAGAGATCCCTGTGAGTTCATCAGCCACAGGGTCGATGCTCACACCATCGACTGCTACACCACCAGCATTCAGATAATCTGTGATTTGTTGAAGCTGGACTGCTTTAGTAGACGATGTTGTAGTTAACACTGAACACACCACCTGAGGAGCCGGAGACTCCAAGTTCAAGGCATTCAAAGTAGTGATAGCCTTGAGTGACTGTGAAATTCCACGCTGCACTGCCACTATTGAAAGTGGCGTGCGAACCTGCGAAGACTAAAGGGCTTGTTGTGCTATCGAATGACATACCCGCAGCAAGAGTTGTTGCCGTGAAGTATATACTTCCAAGAGCAATCAAGCTTCCGTAAGGCTGAATAAATTCAACCTTAGCCCCGACATTATTCACAATACGCCAGGAACTGGTCGTATAGTTATATGTCGCACTGTATTGGTTCGCAAGACCGTAACGAAGTGTATTGCGAGTGTTCGCAATATACATTTTCGTTACAGTCTGAGTGCAGGTTGCAGTGGCACTGAGTCGAATAGTTCCGACTACGATAGCTTGGTACGCCGAAAGCGAGTGTCCGTTTCGGACAGTTGTAATGCTTCCGCTATTTACCAAGTTACCGACTTGCCACTCGATGCCAGAAGCCCTTGTTGTCGTATTTGTCCAGGCTGGCATCAAGTCGAGGTACAAAGTACCAGCAACTTGATAGATGATAACATCGTAGATATTACCTGAAGCCAGACTAGTCAAAGCAACCGACAAGCTACTGTATGTAAGGTGCATGAAGTCTGAGCCATTAGGCACAGATACCACGTTGCCTTCATATGGTAGAAAGTACACTGTTGAACTGCTGGATACGCTGCTTGGAGCAGGATCAGTAGACGAAAGCGTGATTCGTCCACTCTTGAACAGCGAATTCAAAGGGATCTGAAGTAACGTCACAGCCGACTGAGTTGCTAAAGATCCCAGACCGGCCAACGTCCGGAGAGCCGCAGCATCGTTGCTGTTAAGTAGGCTTCGCCCATAGCTAGTGCTGTCGAAAGTGCTCATTGTGTCCGTATCTGTGAAATACGGAATCTTGTTAGCACTATTCGTTAAGCCAGCAAAAGCTGTCAGCGTCGCGTCCTTCGGTTGGAAGTTCGCGGAGACGTAAGTCTTCGTATAGTACGAAAGCGAGTGTGGGTCATCAAGCAAACTGTGGTAGTTAATCAACGCCGAAACTGCAAGCGGGGTTGTGTAGGTTGCTTCCGCATTGCTCTCGGTCAGGTACTGCGTGTGAGGATCGGGCAGGTCTACGTGGGCCGAAACAGCGGCAGTAGCAGCACCCAATGCATCATAACGTGAGTCCCCACGGCTATCGTTATGATACTGAGTGTGAGGGTCAGATGCTGCCACGTGGTCGGCGATACCCGCCGCAACTGCTCCTGCAGCCTCGAAAGCGGTCGTAGCAGCATAGGCCGCACTTCCCAACGCTGACAGAATCCACGTTTTGATTAGGTTCAGAGTGGTCCGTCTGGTACCACTCTGATTCACTGGCACTTGTTCAGTGCCGTCCAGACTACCGGCCGCAGTAAGCTGGGAGATCTTTAAGTCAGACATTACTCAAGTAGCAAGTAGCTACCATCCTCTAGAAGTAAGGCAAAGCCATCTTCTTGCAACAAAATATCTTGTGCGGCAAGAGTAGCAGATGCCACTTGAGTAAGACTCAGAGTCTGGGCAACGGTCCGTCCGTGGCCAAGATTGCAGCTTTGAGTCGGCGAGAATACGTTATTAGCGTCACGTGCTCGAATCAAACTGAACGTCGCAGTTTGAGAAAACGTGAGGCTGTGTTCAACGGTTCGACCATGACCCAAATTACAGCTTTGGGTCGGACTGAATGTGTGACTGCAAGGGTGTAAGTTATCCCCTGCATAAGTTGCAGCTTGCGACAGATTCAGTGTTTGGTTGATGGCTTTTGAAAAGCCAAGATTCACCGTTTGGGTGAATACAAGCATCGAGGAACATGGTCGAACCACTTCAACAGATGCTTGTTGTGTGAAGACAAGCGTTTGTTGAATGTTGCGACCATGTCCCAAACTGATGCTTTGAGTAGGACTGATAGTATTGGTCGCAGTCCTGCCGTGACCAAGATTGACGCTTTGCGAAAACGTCAAGCTGCTGTTTGCAGTTTTATCCCCTGCGGTGCCGACTTCTTCCTTCGGAAGATAATAGCGGGAACTATATCTCCGAAGGAAGCTTTTCATGTCAACATCCAGTAGATCCAGGGATTACCGGAGATATCGACAATCTTGATCTTAGAAGCAAGAGTCACATCAGTTCCAATGATGTCAATTGCTTCTCCGTCTTCAAGGAAGATATCTGCCCTCTCGGACGTGGGTTCGTCTTTGATGCAAATATGTACCTTGTTGGTCCCTTTCTCAACGCGGATGGTTAGTTTGCCACCAATCCGCACATCAGGAAAGGTGACCACTGCACCATCACACTTGAAAGGGCTTGAGATCATGAGTCGAAGGTCTCCACAAAAACCGTCATCACTCCCGCAGCCGTGAGGGTTACCTCAGCATTCGGCTTGAACAGAAGCGGGATGCAGAACACGTTCAGGCCCACATCACAGTGAATGACGTAGGAGCGAGAACCGTCCGAAAGCGTCAGCGAAGACGCATCCTCACCGATGGGCACAGTGATGATGATTTCTTTCGTCTGTACGCCTTTGTCAGTACGGGAAGGGGCGATCTTTCCCGTTTCGGTGTCAGCGAGGCTGAAGTACTTCACTAGTGGCTCCAGTCTCCGTTGAACTCCTCTTGCTCGTAGTAGCCATCAAAGGCCGTCCCGGTGAAGGAGTCCCGCCGGGCGAGCATGTCATTGACAACCTTTCGGTCCACCCAGAAGGTGTTATCTGGCTGTTCGAGGGCCAGTGGCCCGTTCGGGGCGTTCGGACCCCAATTCTGGTAGCAAAGCAGGCCTTCGCGGTCATAGCGGACACCGCCGAGGAACATGCAGTGGTCCCAGCGACCGCGAGGCAGGCAGAAGCCTTGCCGATCGCGGGTCATGGTGAACCCTTGCGACGAGCAGACCGCGATGCCGTAGCCGTTCTCGATCAAGGCAGCCGCCTGATCAAAGGTGTCCACTCGGGACACATTCTTGACGGTGTGCTGCTTTGCCGCCGGCTCAAGGGCGTCGGGGAGACCCTGGGCACCCCACTGCTTCGCCCGATTTTTGTCGTAGTCGGGAGAGAGACCACGACGTTGCAGTTCCTTGCGGCTGAGAGTACCGTACGTTGCGATTGCTTTCGCCGCCCACGCTCCAACTGAGCCGTCCTGCATCGACCCACGTTGACCGCCAATCTCAACCCGGGAGAGCGCGTAGATCACTTCGCTCGCGACATCTTCGTAAATTTCTACGACTGTCGCACGGGCGGTATGCTTGAGCGGGTGATCCTCGGGCGTCAGAGTCAGCAGATTCTTCTGAGACAGAACCTTGTAGCACTGCAAAGCAGCGATATGGTTGACGAGATTCGAGTAACCCCAGCCAACACAATCGCCGATGCCTTGCGGACCCTTCGGAGCGTCCCGCCCGACTACCTTGCGGTAGAAAGTAGCGAGCAGAACTGGCTTCGTGCCGCGAATTCGCGGCGTGTTACCCTGGACAAGAGGCATCGGAAGCGTGGAGAGAACTTTTTCGACTTCCTTGCCGTCATCAATCCAGCCGAAGTTGTGTCCCGCGGTCATTTCAACATCTCCATACTCACCGAGATCGTTGTGAGCGTCTCGATGAGCTTGGCCTTGTTCCAGGTAGAGCCGATCTTCTTTTTCAGGTAGTCGGCGTTGACCTTTTTGACCGCAGTGAGCGTGTTGTTGCGGGCTAAAGTCGAAAGCCGAGTCGCAACAGCCGAATTCGTGGTAAGTTTCCCCGATTTCAACTCTGAAACCACCGTGTCATAGGCCGCTTTCAACTTCACTCGCTGATCTTCGTCAGGATTGACGAGGTAAGCGGCTTTCAGCTCGCCGAAAAACTCCTCGTCCGGGGGCGTGACCGGCTTTGGTTTGGGTGGAACCACCGGATCGGTCGGAGCCGGAATCCAATTTGGAGTTCCGATTACGACCAATTTGCTGGTGGCCTGGATTTTCCCGTTTTCGTCATGATCCGCCGCAATGAGGACTAAAACAGCCGCTTTTGTGAACTGCACGACGACAACGGGACTGTCGTCGAGTGCTTTCAAGTAGCGGATATTGTCCTTTTGGTCTTCGGGAACCCCGTTGATGCCAAAAACACCGTCTTTGGCAATTTTGAGGCCGAAGTAAGCGACTTCACCGACCTTAATCGAATCGGGACCACTAATTTTCGGCTCTGCCTTGACGTTAAAAGCCGTGACAACCAACACGAACAGTGCAAAAGCAGTGTTTTTGAACATAATTGTCACGATTTGTTGACGAAACGCACGTCACAACGTCATTTCGCACGCCGCGTGTGCGAGGTAAGGACTCTCTACAAGTATAGCTCAGTTAGGAGGCAAGAAATCGTTTTAGTTTTGTCGACCATAAGACATGTCAAAGTCAATTTCAAGAGATGACTTCAAAATCTACTGCTTTTAAGCTTTGTAACCAACTCATGCTGCTTTGCATACCCGCGAATCAGTCGCTTTTCGCTTTCTGTTCAGGCATACCCGCGAACTTGCCCGAATTTGGACGGCTTTCAAAGGCATACCCGCGAATCATACCTGAAACCGGCTAGCTTTTGAAGGCATGCCCGCGATCCTTGTTGATTTTAGCCCTGGTTCATGGGTTCCTCGGTTCGACGGTTCTGAGCGAGATTTGAAAAGCGGTCCGAAATGTTGGAAACCATTTTTCCGAGCGCCTTCGGCGTTATAAAAGCTCCCTAAAATGTCAGGAACCATTTTTCCGGGGAAATTTTTGTCGGGCCTGAGGCCGCCGGGCATTGTCGTCAGTCTATTTGACATCAGAAAACTAACCCCACCCCCGTCTGTGTTAGCGAACGAACGTCAGACTCACACGGTACATACATTCATGCAAGTATCATGTCAACAACTAGCACACTACCATCAGAACAACACTGCTCTAGTGTGCGCTGTCGCTGTGTGCGCCGCTGGCTGGTGGGCGGGCGGGGCGCAGGCTGACGACAGGTAGGTGGGAAGTGAGGTTCCCATTCATGCCAAACCTCAAAACGCATAGGATGGCCCTTCCTGCCCTCCAAACCGGAAAACCGGGGTTGAGTACGGTTTGCGTCCGGAGGGCGGGACGGGGCATTCTGTAACGATTGCGGGGCATGACACTATGTACACCAGGTACGTGCTGACATTCAAGAGTAGGTGCTAGTCGAGGGCATACCCGCGGATTTCGCTGCGAAAGGCACGGGATTTGTGTACCTAGCTTTGGCACGGGGATTGCATAGTTCACTGAGGCTAAGGTGCGGGGTTAGGTGAGGCTAACGGTAAACCTTAGTGGGTCTGTAGTGGCAACGGTGCGATTATAGAAGTTGCCAAACTGATAAGGCTAGTCAAGATTGATTGTTGACTAGGGTAGTGAGGATGATAGGTAACTAGGCTAGTAAGGTATGGGGAGAGGGCGGGCGGGCGGTTACTTGACCGAGACAACGTAGACGGTATCACCACGGAACCCGTATTCAACCGTCCAAGTGTCATCCTTCCGGCTCATCTTCCCGGCCGTCCGTTCCATCGTGCCCTTTGCGAGTTGCTCCGCGACCCGAAGAGCGAACGCGCGGTCCGCATAGGACGTTTCGGCCGGATCGGACCGGCCGGTTTCCTTGTTGGTTTGCCAGTGACGAGTGACCCACACTTGCGAGAGTACGGCCGGAACCGGGTTTTTCGTGAGAACGATGGATTCCGGAACGACGGGGGCGGGGGCGGGGGCGGGGGCGGGGGCGGGGGCGGGGGCGGGTTGCTCATCCCGTTCGCAGACACGTTCGCAGACAGTGAAGGTAGCGTAGCCCGCCAGCCGTTCCGCGAACCGGCGGCCGGTGCCATCGACACCGCCAGGAAGGTACTTCCATTCAACCGTCAGAGTATCCCCGTTTCGCGTGAGCAACCCGCCGTTCTGTTGTAACGTAGTCTCCGCGATGCGAGTAGCCAACGTAACGGCATCCTGCCGGTTGTCGCACGGGATGACGCGGGGTTGCTCGCCCGACCGCAGAACGCGAACGGACGCGGGGGCGGACCGGCGGCGGTAGGCGAGCGGAACGGCGGGCGGGTTAGCCTGGGGAGATGGCGGAACGCTCGCCCGCCCCGCGAGAACGTAGGCACCGCCGACGGTTGAGGCGTAGCGGTCCGCGTCGGCACGCATGTTGAAGGGGAACCGGGCGATAACCCGGTTCCCTTCGATGCGAACGACATACCAGATTGCGAACCGGCCGCCGGATTCCGCCCCGTTCGGCAGGACAGAACGGGTGGCGGATGCATCGCGTTCGGCAGTAGTTGGCCGTTCCGGAGCAAGATGAGACTTCGGCATCGGCAGGACTCCGCGGAGGGTAGAGGGAACCGGACAAGGGAAGTGTAGGATGCACGGCGGGCGGATGCCAACGAAAACCGCCCGCCTAGTGGGGGCGGGCGGGCGGAAGTGTCGGAATTTCCGACGCTTTTAGTTGTAGGCCAGAACGCCAGTGTGAACGATCCGCTGAACCCCGTCCGGCTCATCCCCTTCATTGTCGCGGTCGAACCCGCACCGTTCGTAGAGGGCGGTAAGGAAGGGGAGGGCGGAGGGGATGCGGGAGCGGATGTAACCTACGCCATCCTCCCGCACGATGACAACCGCATCGGCAACCCCATCGACCGGGCGGAAGTTGTACGGGGCGTCCGCAAACCCGGTCGGAAGAACGGCGTAGTTGGTGGTGAACACTTGCACGGTAAGACTCCGCGGGGTTGAGAGGGAAACCGAACCTAGAGTACCCTAGTACCCTCCGGGCGAGAGGCAAGGGAATCGAAAGCGTTCTAATCAAGTGCCGAGCGTTGTACCTAGCAAAAGCCATGCCAAACCAGGGCAGAAAAACTTCGGATTTTCTTGGCAAAAACCGTCCGGATTAGTGGACGGCCGGGCGAGAGGGGAGTAAGGTACGCGTGCCGGGGTTGCTCCGGCCGCCCGAACCGGGCGAAGGCTCTTTCAAAACTCATCTTCGGACCGGCCGCCCGCAAGGGTTAAGCCCTCCCGCAACGCAACCCGCCGACAACGGCACCGAAAAACTTTTCGGCAAAAAAGTGCGGAACGGGGTTGAACCCGGGGCGGCCGGTCCTAAGATGAACGCAACGAAAGACGGTTCTTTGACAACTCAGAACGCAACCCCGCCCGCGGGCTAGTGACGCGGGTGGGAAGGGGAAAGGGCGGATGCTAGTGCGGAGGTTGGAGAAACAAGTGTGAGACGGACAAACCGGGGGCGGGGCCAGATGCACGCCGGACGGGATGAGACGGCCGAAGATGATAGTTCAAGTGTAAAATTTGAACCTGAATCAAGGCTTTCAATTTCAAGAAAACCCGAAGAAAACCCTTCAGACTGACACTTCCGGATTCAACTGATTCGCACGTCTAAACTTTCCCAAACAAGTGAGAGTGTTCGGTGAGCGGCCGTCAGTAGGTCGCCGGAGTGTTTGAATCAAGGCTCTACCCGCAACCGGATGTAACTATGGATTACGTTCGATGCGAGCTAGATTACAACGGACGTAAATACAATCTGCCCGATCACTTTTCGCACCGTACCCTTGCGAGTTTCTGTTACGACGTGTTTCGACCTGCGAAACCGTATCTGTACGGTTCGGTGAGTGATGAAAGCGGTTGGTTGTGCGATGTAATTATGATCCCTGGTCCGCAGGGATCGGGCAAGTTGACAGTTGAGATACGGTATAAGGTTCGCACGGTGAAAGTAAACGTGGATCAACGCAACATCGTGAATGAATTCGGAAACTAGGGTCACAAACGAGCCTTGATTCAAACACTCCGGCGGGATGAGAGACATTCGCGGGTGCAACCCCCGCAAGGTATCTTAACCCCACCAAACAGGCATGGCTTTCAAAATGCCAAATGCCTAATCTGGAGACTGACTGAAATGGCCGACACCAACACGAACAACACCCCCGCCAACACCGAGAAGAACCCGCACGACCAGTGGTTCACGGTGAAGTACGGCGGGCGGAACGAACAGTTCAAGTACATGAGCGTGGCTGACCTGCTCTCCGACGCGGACCTCAACATCCGCTACACGGCCGGTCAGGAAGTGTACGGGGTGAAGGTGGAAACCGACACCTACGACCTGCCCGACATGATGTCGAAGATCGACGGCATGGGCGGCATCCAAATGCCCATCCTGGCGTCGCTCCGGCAGGACAACACGCTCCGGGTTCTCCAGGGCAACCGCCGGACGCGGGCGGGTCAGCTCATGCTGGCCGACCCCAACCTCCGGCCCGAGCTGCGGAAAGCGTTGACGGAACAGACGCCGGTCCGCATCCTCAAGGGGCTGACGGTCGAGCAGGAAATGGAGTTGATCGCCGACCAGGAGCAGAAGGCGTTCAAGCGCTCGGAAGCGCTCCGGCATATCTGGAAGCAGGTCCAGGCCGGGAAGTCCTACGGGGCCATCATCGCCCACAACGAGGTGATGGCACGGAAGTTCGTGAACAACCCGAAGAAGCAGGCGGAAGTGGACGAAGAGGTCCGCAACATGACCACGACGGAGCGGCAAAAGCGGCTCCAGGGGTGGTTCCGCGGGTCCATCGACGAGTACGTCATCGCGGCGTACAAGTTGGGGGCCTACGTCCGGAAGCAGACGCTGCTCTCGGAACTGCGGTTGGACGGTGACCTGAAGCCGTCGAGCGAACAGCCGTTCTTCCTCACGACCAAGAACTCCCAGAAGCGGATGGCCGCTCTGGAAGCCGCGGCCAAGAAGGACGGGTCCAAGCACAACGCTTTCGTGCCGGTGGAAGGGTCGGAGTTCAAGAAGATCCTCGACCAGTTCCACCAGGAGGACTACGGCCCGACGGTGACGAAGGAGAAGAAGGAGACCGGGCCGAAGATGCTGAAGCAGAGCGACGTGGAAGGGCTGCAAGGGACGTTCCAGTCCCGTGTCGCCAAGCTCGTCGTCGACCGCATCCTCGGGAAGGCCGTTCCCGACCTGATCCCGGCGGACGACTTCGCCGCGATCCAGGAAGCCAAAATGCTGCTGCTGACGGACATGCTCCCGTCGCTGCGGCCGGAGGTCGCCGCCGTCCTGCGGTTGGCTTTCGTGAACCCGGATCCGGAGGAGTTCAGCAAGTACCTGTCCGCGAACACGATCCAGGACGACGGGAACGACACCGGCGACACGGAGGGGGCCGACGGCGGCGACCGGCCCGAGCCGGAGGAGGCGGCCGAGGGCGGCGGGGCCGGCGAGTGAATCGCGGGTATGCCTGAGACGTAACAAATCCTACTGACGACCCCTCACCGAACACTCTCACTTGTGCTGACGGCTTTCAATCCCTCCCCGTACTACTGCGAAGCGCAGGAGGGAGGTTGTGTATGAGGTCACCTACCGACGATCAGACGGTCACCGAATGGTGGTCTATCGTGGTCGCAGACGATGGCTAGCTAGGTTCTGTTACTTGTACAAGCTAGGTAAGAACCCCACCGTAATGTATTACAATGGCCGAAGATGGCGGCAACTCAAGTGGTAGTCTCAAACCGGGGCGGGATTGAAAGCCGTCGGCAAATCAGGGGGATTGAGGACGGGCCGGTTCGGGCTAGGCACTAGCGAGAACCCCACCAATGGCCGCTCCCAAGAATAACAACAAGGATCTTCCGGTTTGGCCGGAAGTGCCGCGGACGGATGCCGTGCGGAAGCTGCGGAAGGCGGCTTTCAAGAAGACCGTGGAGACGTTCGGCGATAAGTTCTATGTCGTCGAAGTCACCCGCGTGTCGAAGCTGGACGTGATCGGGAACGGTTACGTGTTCGAGACGATCGAATTGAAGGTCAAGCTCGGGAAGAACGTGATCGGCTACCGCGGGACGGATTTACAGCCGGTGTCGGAGGAAGACTGGATTAAACTGCAAGTGGAAATCATCCTGTCCCAACTGGCGGGGCAGGTCGAGAACGCCATCTACACCTACTAACTCGAATGCGGCCCGTCCTCAATCCCCTTGATGCAGCGAACGCTGAAAGCATTTGATTCGCGGCTGTACCCGCATCGGCGCAAAGCGCCCAAGTGAGAGTATGGAAGAAATCATCCTCCGGCTCGGGGCACTGTATAGTGCCAGTAGCGACGACTGGTACAGCGTGAAGGAAGAAATCATCGAACTGCTGGGTGTTCTGCTGGCCATGCAAGGCCAAAAGTTCAACGATCAAGAAATCTACCTGATGCGTGACGGTGAGTACATCCAGGCCATCAAAGCCTACCGCGATCGTACTTACCTGACGCTGAAGGACGCGAAAGCGGCCGTCGACAAGTACATGGAAATGCACCAGATTCCCAAGAAACGGTAACTTAGGGTCACAAACCAGCCGCGAATCAAATGCTTTCGGTGACTATTGCAGATAGTAGTAGAGGATTTGAGAACGGGCCGGGAAAGGAAAGTGTGTAAAATGCGTGTGTACTTCACCACAGGACTCGACGGGATCTTCCTCGATGCGAGCCACCCGGCGTTAATCGCGAGTGGTTTGAGGGAGCTGGTTGTCCGCTGCGGAACCAACTGCGGAGTGATCTATGGTGGGTCTGACGGGAACAAGGAAGTGGGTCAGTGGCAAAGCGACGAAATCAAGTTCGATAACCTGAGGCCAAATGCCTACGTGCTCAGGTGGAAATTCAACAACATCTGGCACTGCTGGTTCGTCGGCCTGCATGGACAAATGCGTGTGATCTGAACCTTACTTCTGCGGCCCGTTCTCAAATCCTCTACCGTCGAAGACGGCGGCTATGCCCTCTGCCCCGGACCTTCCGTCCGAAACGGACAGAGGAGAGAGTATGAGTCCCAAACCCCATCAAGTCTGTGACGAATGGTCTTACGTGGTCGGTCGCGGGACGATCATCTGCGTGGTTCGGTATTCGACTGACCGCCCGCGAAAGCGGTTGGAAGTGGAGGCCCGGATCATGCTGGGCACGTTCGAGATGGCCAAATGCCAGTATTCCGGCAAGGAAGTGCCGGGCTGGAAGCAGGAGGACGTGGAGGAGTGGATGGATTCCGCGGTGCGTCGGATGCAGCGGGAAGCGAGTCGCTTTCTCGTTGATGTGTTGAACTTCAAGTTCTGACAAATCAGGGTTGCGGGGCAGAGGGCATAGCCGCATTCTCACTCTGGAGTCCGATGCGATGACCAGGAAAGAACGCTGGAGCTACAGGCTTTACACCGGCCACGTTCGGAAAGCGTTGTTCGGTAAGGCAGTTGCCAAGCTGCCGGATGTGGCGGAGATGAAGCTGTATCCCAATGTCGTGGTGAAGGGGTATGGCGAGGAGATCATCGGCACGGCTGCCTGTGACAAGGAGAATGCTTAACCATCAAGGGACCACTCTTGGTGGGGTGGCTTCCCCGTCCCGCTCCCACTGGCATCAGCCTTTGGTGAGCGGGCGGGGAATGCTTTTTGCATTGTAGCTGTCCAATGCTTTCAATTCCTGCTCCTCAACTGACAAATCAAAGCGCCCCATCAAGATGCACTTCCAAAGTCAATTCCAAAAGCCAATCGCCAACATTCTCCCCGCCGCGGTAGATTAAATCCCAATCGTTGTTCAAAGCCTACTCACGATGAATGCTGTCTCTATCACGCCTGTCCGCTTCTCAGTCATACGTTGCTGCGTTGAAGTCATCCATGCTTTCAAGTTCACCCGCGACTCGCCGCTCATATTGCTCCTCCGACATCGCGTATTCCCAGATCATGTATGCAAATGCACCACTGCAATCGTGCCAAATGCCTCTAGTGTCCCGATACTCGCAGCGAATCCAGGTATGTTCCTGGGCGAATTCGTAAAGCTCTTCCATTGTGCGGGCGGAGAAAATGACATGACT